CCATCTAATAGATAGCGTAGTTTTTCAAGTTGTGGCATACCATATGTACCAATCATGTCTGGATATGGATTAGCAGTCTCGGCATACATAATAACTGTACGGTCATCGGCCATGGAGTCGATTGAAGTTTTTTGATCAGTGCCTGTAATTTTAACAATGTTAAGAAAGCCTAATTTGTTAGTATGTGCAACGATGTCTTGAAGAATAGATTTCATAATAATTTCCTTTTAGTTAGTTTATTTAGATTTAGAGAGAAAGTCAAGTAATATTTTAATCAAAACTGAATAAAGAATTAAATGTGTTTGTTTCTGTGGTAGATTCTAGATCCCATTCTAGAACTCCAATAAGATTATCAAGTTTGTTATTAATAATAGTTGATTCCATTTCAGCATGATCAAATGGCAAGTCTTGGAACCATTTCGGTAGTCTAAGTTCATCTACCGGATATGCAATTGAAGTATATCCTAGTGGATTTGTTTTAACCTTGCAAACAATAACTTTCATACCATCGACAATTTGTTGACTATATTTGTCACCATTCATACGTTTAAGAGTATTCCAATTAATACTTGCTCGTACATGACCAGGCATATTAGCCTTACCAGCCTTCTTTTCTTTTTCTTGATATTCAGCAATGTTATTAGCACGTTTAGGACTGCCCTTTTCCCAACCGGGTCTTGCTTTAAACTCGGTTCGGAATTCAGAAATCATTTCTAAAATTTCATTTTCCTGACTACCATTTAGAACTTTGGTAAGAACTTCTTCGAGAAACTTTTGCATAAATTCTGGGGTATCACTACGCTTTAGGTCTAATCCCATGGCTTTAATCTTGCCAGGTTTAGCTTCGCTATCGTATCTCTTACCATCCTTATCATAATACAATACTGCATAACGTTTCTTGGTAATGAACAGGCCTTTTATAGCAACAATTTCACGACCTGCTTTAATAACTTCACCGCGTGATTTTGGACAATGGAAAGCATCTAACATGAACTGTGGGAATGTAGCATTAACATTATCTGCAATTGTGTTATATAATTGGATAGCAATATCTTTATCCCAAGGAATAAGTTTCTTTTGGATATCAATTTTTAATGTATTGTAGGCAGAGAAATAACATGAGTCTGTATCACCATATATGATACTTTTACCAGCGTGATCAAACTCGCCTGTGATGACTTCATTGACTTTACCTGCCATATGACGAGCAATAGCACGACCTGTAAGTGTGGTACTTTGTCCAATACGCTTGTCGAAGAATCTGCAACCTGGATTAAGAATAGCACCATACAAACTATTTAGATTAATCTTCTTAACCAGTTGTCGTTTGTCCCAATATTCTTCTTCAATCTTATTGCCGGCATCCATTGCTATTTTAAGTTTCTTCTGCATATCCTTACGTTCGCTATACCAGCGTGCCAGCAAGCCAGGAATAATACCTTCTTGCTCATAGGTAAAGATTGTACCGTTAGCACTGAGTACCCAAGGATTATTACTTTCATAGATTAGTCTGTAAGCCTCCGCTCCGCTTAGTACGTCTTGTTCTCCATTTTCCCAATCAATGGTAATTTCGAAAGCACGATCTTGACGCATTATTGCTTCGTATTCTAAACTACCAAACATACCTTCCCATGCAGCGGCAAAGGATTTTTTATGTAAAGTTGTTTGTTCGTGAATAAAATCATCAGTATTAGTTTGACGTATCTGCCCAACAATGGTTTCTGGGCCCATATTCAACGCACGAATTACACTCGGATACAGACTGTTAATGTCCATGCTACCTATATAATCATGCAAACCTTTTTTAGGATATGCTACATAAGCACCTGCTGCCTGATGGTTCTCAGTTTCATCACGTTTAGCACGACTTGGAACAATCAGTCCTCTGTGATGTGCTTCATTAACAATTGCTTGTTCAGTTACAGCCACCGCACCCATTGTAGTCTGTAACAATACAGTACATTCGTGTGCCAGTGTATTAGCAAGATCTATAAACTTTAGTTTCTTATCTAATTTATCAAGTAACGCGGTATCTTGTCTATTGTATTCAATAAACTTTCGAAAGTCATTGTTATATAATTGATCCAATGTGCCTTCATATACCGTCTTGCTCTCACCTATCTCCATTTCTCCAATGGCATCGAGCCTGTAGGTGTGTCGTTCTTCATAGGTATATTTCCTGTACAGTTCGAGACTGTCCAGATGAACGCGACCAATAAGATCATAAGTAACAGCCTGTTTCCCATATTTCTCATATTCTCTCTTCTTTGGAAATTGATCCCACAAACAAAATCTGCGTGTATCTTCTTTACTTAGTACTTTGGTTACACGATTAACTGTGTAAGGAATATCAAATCCTTCACTATTCCAACCACTAATAATATCTGCATCTTCAATTAAATTGAGAAATGCATCTAACATTTCTGCTTCTGTTTCAAATAATACTGTGTTGGGAAAATCTTTAACTTGTTCCTGTGCCTGTTCCATGGTTAATGTTTTTGGTGGAACAGCAAAACATACTAATGTATCCGTCCATTGCAATTGTACAGCAATGGATGTAATTGGCATAAATGCATCTTCAGGGGTACTATAACCGCGTTCGGGATCAAAATCAACCTCGATGTCAAAAAATGCAACATGCAATTTTGGAGCATCTATTCCGAGATAATTATCTTCTAAACATCGAAATGCTGGTTTGATGTCGCTTTCATAAAGTTTATGATTGCCGTGAATACGCAGTTCTTTTTGAAAGTCCTTGTTGTTTCTACAAGTAACTTTAGTTAGATTTTCACCGTATATTGATTTGTACTTACCCTTTGGATCAGGATAATAAAAGATAAATTTGGCAGGATATTCTTGATAGATTCTGCCTTTTTTTGAATCGCGCTCTACAACCTTAACGACATCTTTGTCGCGGTCCCACCATGCATCTACATATGACATATTTTTTCCTCTTTGTGATTTTATGGCTCACTAACCTTCTTTGTGATCAATTATGGCTGATCTAACCGTGCTCATTGCTACTTATCGTATCAAATCGAAATATCACTTTTTTCTGACCAAACCCTCCAATATTGATCTCTTGACCAAATTTGTTGTCTATTTCTTAATGCTAGCTGAACAACTGATGTACATACATCTCGTGCAGCAAAATCGTCTCCACAGAATATACCACCACCTCTAAGTCTTGGCCACCAAAAATTTAAATTGTTTTGAAAATCTGGATTTTCATGGCTATCGTCTATATAAACAACATCTAGTTTTGTTAATACATCTAAAAATTCTGCCGGAATTCCCTCGGGGCTTTTTGCTTTAATTGGAACAATATTGGAACAATCATATACATTGGCTAAAAAACTTTCTAAATTAACTTTTACATTATTTCTATCAGTTCTATTACCACCGAGAGGATTTATCCTTACGTTTCCACTAATGAGATCACCATTTGCATATCTATGTTTAAGATAACTTTCGTCCCATAGGTCAATTGCGTATACTGTGGCTGTGGGATTGCACTTTGCCCAATGCCAAGTAGATCGCCCGAGGAAACATCCAATTTCTACTATTTTAGCGCCTTCTGGAATTTCTTTTGAGAAATGTTCAATGATTGCTAGTTGTTTGGCGTTGGCATATCCTACGCAATCATTTTGAATTGTGTTTATAAGTGGTATTGTCATGGTGTATTTATCATCCTGAATAAGCCGATACTATCTATAGTGACTAGTAGGCAGTAGTTAGCAAGCATTCCAAAAGATTTACGGCTATAGCAAGCCCACCCATACATAATACACTGGCAAATAAAAATAGGATACAGGATGATAAGAGGCGGAGTTGGGACTGTGATCGCCATAGTGATCGCACATCCGATACTAAGCGCCCAAGCCGTAACTTCAACGATAAAACGAAGAGGGTATGCTCTATAGTCATTACGTATCCAACTAATTATATTTAATATGATTTCATTCATCAGTACGACGATGCGAATGCCCTGAAATATCTACAATAGTTTCCAGATCGTCAAACTCTTTCCAAACGCTATCCCATTGATCTTTTTGTGCAATACGGATTGCTTTTTTAATTACACTGGGCTTAACTTCGAGTTCCTCTGCCACTGCTTTAATGGTGTCGTTGAGTCCTTCGGTAAGGTCTTGAATCTCTTGCATAACGGTCATACCCTCTGCAACGATTTGTTTAATTTTGGCCTGTTCAGGCGCTCCAAATGCTTTACCCATAAAAAATCTCCTTGTAAGTAAGTATATACTAGACAAGGAGTTCTGTCAAGGTTTATTTTATAAACGAGCGTCTATAATGTTCCAATTGATAATTTTCCATGTGTTGGTTAAATAACCCTTTTTGTCTGCCTGGTAGTCCAGAGCCCAAGAGTGTTCCCACCAATCTATTAGCAGTATAATATCATTCTTAATTTGGTGATTTACAATAGTTTTGATCTCACCATTACGAGCAAGATAGGCCCAACCGCTGCCCTGTATGGCCATGGCAACTTTGGTAAATTCGTCTTTAAAGTTCTCAAATGATTTAAAATGTCGATCAATAAACTCTTTGGATGCACCTATTGGTGTATTTTCTTCATCTGGAACCTGTAGTTGTGGAAAGTACATACTATGTAAGAACGCACCTGCTTCGTTGAAGTCTGGATCGCCTTCACCGCTGTTATAGCGATTAACATACGTTCTGTATAGTTTGCCATAATGATAATCTATAGCATCCTCGCTTAACACAGGTTCGAGAGCATCGCGGGCATAGGATAATTTCACTTGTTCAAGTGTTTTAACTTCTTTGCCCTCTACTACATATTTTATAAAATTATACATTATTTCTTTTTAGCCCTTCCTGCCTTCATATTGGCTAGCCAATGTGCCATGCGTTGCTTTTCTCCGCTACTGTGTTTGGCAGTATTTCTTAAACTACTTATACTGGCTTTGGTATTAACACCACTACGCTTGGCAAGACCTTTACGTTCAGGATGCTTACCATCGGCAAAATTCTCTGCTACATCCTGCTGACCTTCCACAGTAAGCCTGTCTAATGCTATTGGATTTAATACAACATTCGGTTTCAAGCCTTTGGTGTTAGCATAGGCCACATACACTTG